GGTAAAAGACATAGAGAAGATGGTCCAGCAGTAGAATATCCAGATGGTACAAAAATATGGTACTTAAATGGATTACTTCATAAAGAAGATGGTCCAGCAGTAGAATATCCAGATGGTAAAAAAGAATGGTACTTAAATGGTAAATTACATAGAGAAGATGGTCCAGCAGTAGAATACCAAAATGGTATTCGCGAATGGTATTTAAACGGAGAAGAGATTTCTAAAAAGGAATTTTTAGAAACCTTAAAAACAAAGGAAATAAAGTTTGAATGATAAAATAATTGAAGACTAATATAGTACAAACACCAGGGAAAAAAATTTTCTAAAAAGGAATTTTTAGAAAGATATGAAAACGACTTAAAAATAAAATTTAATTAAAGTAAAAAGATGAAAATAGTTACAAAGACAAATAACAATGATAATAAACATAGAGAAGATGGTCCAGTAGTTGAACATAAGGACGAGGCTAAAAGATGGTACTTAAATGGTAACTTACATAGAGAAGATGGTCCAGCGATAGAATACTCAACGGGAAATAAAGAATGGTACTTAAATGGTAAATTACATAGAGAAGATGGACCAGCGATAGAATACACTGGTGGTACAAAAATATGGTACTTAAATGGTAAAAAACATAGAGAAGATGGACCAGCGATAGAATACACTGGTGGTGGTACAAAAATATGGTATTTAAATGGTAAAAGACATAGAGAAGATGGTCCAGCAGTAGAATATCCAGATGGAGCTAAAGATTGGTATTTAAATGATAAAAGACATAGAGAAGATGGACCAGCGATAGAATACCCTGGTGGTACAAAAATATGGTACTTAAATGGTAAATTACATAGAGAAGATGGTCCAGCAGTTGAATATCCAGATGGTAAAAAAATATGGTACTTAAATGGTAAAAAACATAGAGAAGATGGCCCAGCGATAGAATACCAAAATGGTATTCGCGAATGGTATTTAAATGGTAAATTACATGGAGAAGATGGTCCAGCGATAGAATATCCAAATGGTATTTGCGAATGGTATTTAAACGGAGAAGAGATTTCTAAAAAGAGATTTCTAAAAAGATACGAAAACGACTTAAAAATAAAATTTAATTAAGGTAAAAAGATGAAAATATTTATAGAGACAAATGAAAATGATTATATGACTTATTATGAATTAGCAGCGAATGCTATAAGAAATGTAAGTAAGGAGTACGGAGGATTAGAAAATTTACCAAGATTTAAAAACTATAATCTAAATAAATTATTTACTGAAATAGCGGAGGATAATATCAAAGAATTACTTCTTGAATTTACTAATAATTTTTATACTTTATTAAATAACGAAAGTATAGATTTTAAACAGAAAATACAAATGAGAAAAGATTTAGAAATTTATCTAGATGATAAAGCAGATGAGCAGAGAGATAAATATAAAAAAGAAGATCTTTGGAATGCTTCTGATATTTATATAGAATGAGAAAATACTGATAGTATAGATACTATCAGTATTTTCTCCTGACAAATATTTTAGATATTTGGTTTAATAATAGGCGGTGTTAAATTTGGTGCAGATGATGTTTCCATATGTGGTTGTTCTTCTGCATATGAAACTTCCTCTTGAGCTATTTGAGAATCTTCGGTACTGAGTACTTCTTGAGGATTCATTTTTTTAATTTTATTTTGAACTCTTTTAATTTTTTTAGAAATTTCTGGAATTTCATCTAATACTATATTAGAACTTTCCAGAGATTTTTTAAGTTTAGTTTTATTGATAATTAATAATACCTCTCCATTTTTTATTTCAATAGTAATTCCAAATAATTCCAAATTGTTATTCCCAAGGAATCTTTGAACACTAGTACTTACTTTAAAGTTAAGACTTTGTAAATAACGATTAATTAAAGTTAATGAAATTGCTCCAGATGTATTAAATTGAGCTTTTATCTGTTCAAGTAAATCTAAATTGTTTTTCATCATTATTGGATCAGAAACATTTTCATTTAATTGTAAACCAATTTCTTTCCAATCTGAATTTAACATTTGTAATATTAATTCCCCAGATGGATGCATTTTAAGTATTTGAATCCAAAAAGTTGCATTCTTAATATTAGTCATTGCTTTTGGTTTATCTAATTTAGTATTCAAAATAATACTCCAAAAAGTTTCCAACTCTTCTTTAATATTATTAACGAAATCTTCAATTGTAATTCCAAGAGAAGTTGTTAATTCTAATAAAGTTATTTCTGAATTAAAATAAACCATTCTTCTATCGGAACTTGGATGTCTTGCTGGAACCATACCATTACTAAACATCATAATATTTAATTTTTTATTTTTAGATTGAGTATCAACACCTTTCTTTTCAATTAATAATTTATCAGAACCAGTAATTAATTTTAATGCATCGTTACTTTTTTGTGTACTAAAATCACCCTCATCGAGAACCATTAAAGAACAGCTTTCTAAAATACTATTAAAATTTGACATTAATCTATCAGTGCTTAAAATTTTAGTAAATTCTGAATTCACATACCATTCAAGAACTGTTGTTACAAATAAATTTTTACCTGCTCCAGGTACTCCAAAAAACACAGGTACCGTTGGTAAAACATAATGATTAGCAGTAGCAGTAAGCCAATTAATAAACCATTCTATATCACCTTTTTGTACTAATTGTAATATGTATTTATAAGTCCAAGGAGTTTTAGATTTCATAATTGCTAGTGAATCTGGCAATGTAAATTTTTCAGGAAAATCCTCTTGTAGTTTATCACATGCCTCATGTGCTTTAATATAATTTTTACTTGGTACCCAAAGATTAACAAACTTAATAAAATTCCTTTGGAAAACAGTTGGTTTTCCTGGTTGGAATTCTTCAAAAGCTTCTATAATAATTTTTCTTTCAAAAGCATAACAAAATTCCTTTTGGAATTCTTTATCAATATCAGTAATATTTAATTGATTCATTAAAACGTGATTGCTAAGCAAATGCATTCCATCAAAACCAAAAGTTTCTCCGGTATCAATATGTCTAATAATACAAGCTCTATTTTTATTAGCAAGTCTGTAATAAACATAATTCTCAATATCTATCTTTTCGATAAGAACTTCTATAAGTTCATCGAGTTCCATTTTTTCAAATTCTTTTTTATCAGTTTTCTTAAATTTAATTCCAGTAAGATCAGCAATTTTATTAATTGCATCCCCTTTTTGAATTTCATGTATTTTCATAAACATTTCTATTAATGTATATGAAGTATCATCATGAAAATCTTGAAATTTTAAAGAATTTTTATATACTGCCATACTTGGAGTACGTTCTTCGTGGAACGGACATAGTATTTTCCAATAACCACCATGATCAGGAAAAGTAATATCAGGAAATAATAACGTTAATTCAATTTCTTTATTATTTAATTTTTCTTTTAATGTATTAATTAATTCATATTCTAATGGATTTGTATTCATTAATGACATATTATTTTTAGATTGTGCCATATTTATTCTGGCATCGTCCATCATAATATCTTTATTTAATTTATTAGTTTTTACATCTTGAGCAATCTTTAAAAAACTTTTTGTAATTTCAATATAATAATTTTCAAAACCTTTTTTCTGAATATCCGTATAACCAGAAGCGATAATTTCTGCATCTATTCCAACAATAATATTAGTACATGCTGTTTTAAGAACTTCGAAATTATTAAAATCAAAAATACTTTCTTCACCTAATGTACAAAAATCAGCTTGAAATTGATATTTTTGGTTAATGATACCAGCAACTCTTTGAGTATGAGAAATATCTTTAAAAGTTGCATCTATGTCTAATTCAATCTCTGAAAAATTTCCCATAATATCTTTTACGAGTACACCGAACTTTTTACCTCCCATGATTTCACCAAGTCTACCAAAAATCATTTTCGCATCTGTACTAAATAATTCTTTATCAAAATCCATAGCGATTTGTATACCACCACCAGAAATTAAAGAAAATGTTGGCACGACATTATCAAAACCATTTATTTTTAAATAATGAGTTATTTCCATATAACTTCTCATTATTATCATTTTTCTATAATTTTCATCTAATGTGTAAACGTGAAATCTTTCCTTTGATCCTTTGATATGTGCATCTATATCAAGTACTAAAGTACTTAGTTTTTTAAAGGTGCTTATACTTGGAGCTTTTACCCTATTTTTTTCATTAAGATTATTTTTATTGTATTCAAATATCCCAGAAGATATTGAAATACCGCACTCATGATAAGGAAGAGTACTTATTTTATTTCTTAAATATTTAATTAAATCATCCGAAGTACGCAATTGAACATTATCTGTAATTTCAAAATTTTTAATATTTTCATACATGTCTTTATATTCTGGTTTTACTTTAGCTTGAAAAACTATTCTTGCAGTTTCATCTAATCCTAATTCCTGAACTTTAAAAATCCTATTCCAATATTCATTTACATTTACTTCGTTTATTATATCGTTTATAACATCATTTGTCATTTTTGTATCCTTTAGTTTATAAGAATATCTATTATTCTTATTTAATTTCTTAGTTTAAATTTTAATATTTCTTCTATTTGAGAAAAATAATAAAATGGAATTCTTATTAAATTAATTTTATTTTCTTTGCAGAACTTATTTTTAATTTCATCTCTTTTTTTAGTTTCTTTAAATCTTTTAAATCCACCAAATTGTTTTATTTCTTGAAAATGTTGTACTCCATCATATTCGATAACAGTATTTAATTCTGGTAAATAAAAATCAAAAGGTAATTTTAATTTATCAAAACAATTTTTAAATTTATATTCTTGATAAAAGGTTAGTCCAGTGTTTAATAAATAATTTCTTATTTTTATCTCACCTTTTGAATTTTTACAAATTGGACATCCAGAACCATTCATATGGCTCATTGGTGTTTGTAAAAATTTTCCATGTTTTTTACATATTATAAGTACTTTTGTTCTGGTAGTTTTATAATCAACTAAAGAATAATCATAATCATCAAGGTGTGTTTTCTTAAATCTTTCTATTATTTCTTTACCTGAATTCTTTCCTCTTTTATTACAAAGTTGACATCCGGAACCATTCATATGATATTCTGCGACTTGTTCAAATTTTCCATGTTTTCTACATATTATTGTTACTTTATCCGCTAAAGTTTTATATTTGACTAAAGAATAATTATACTTGTGATTATGCTTTTTTATACACCTATTTATAAATATTTTATTATTTAAAGACATTTTAAATATTATTTAGTACAGTTGTATAAACCCAGTAAGCTATCAGTCTTTACACCAAAATTTTGAACAGCTAAAGAAGCTGAATTTATAAATTTTGTTTTATTAACAGTACTGAAATTTTCTTCGGCTTCTTTAGCTGCTTCTTTACTAAAAATAGCTATAGCTGCCATAATATCTCCGTCTGAATTTTTTAAGGAAGGGGTACCATTTAAAAAAAAGTTGTGAGCTTCATCATGTTCCATAACTAAATCTATCATTTTATCGTCTTCACAATTCTCTATTTTTTCAAAAATTATATCATTACATGGTATTAATTCTATTTTTCCAGTATTTACTAAATTGGAATTATGTTCAATTGATATATCTTCATTTATTTTTGAATAATTTTTAACTATTTTATTATCTTTTATAAAATATTTTAATTTTCTAAAACTATCTTCTAAAAAATTTATAATTTTAAAATCACCAGAATTAAATAATAAAGAATATAGATATTGATTATTTAAATATCTTACTATAAATTTACCATCAGTTTTTCTAATACTATAACCACATTCTAATAAATTTAAAACTAAACTTATACTATATATATTTAAATTAGATGGAATTACATTATCATTAAGAATGTGTAATAACCCAATTAAAAATTTATAATTTGAATTAACTAAAATATATTTATTAAAACTCACTTTACCGTATTTTGTACTTAAAAAACTTTTAATAAATAATAATTCAATTTCCGAAAACTTTATTTCTTCTGTTTGACTTAAGGCAATTCTTTTTCCAAATTCATACGATAATTCAACATCATGTTTAGTATTAGTATTTTTATCATGTAATTCAAGAAACATATTATTTCTTTCATCAAAGGAATATCTATATAATAAAAAATAATTTTTATTATTTTTTTGTATTTCTAATACATCTGGATTTTCTAATAACATAGTTTTTTTATTTAAAACCATGATTGATTCTTTTTCTGAGATTCTAAAATCAGTTTTTTTATTAAATAAACCTATATTAATTCTATCTTTAATTATTCCAAAATCGTTTTTGCTTAAAATACGATATTGTGTTTTAACAGTATGGTAAGTACTGCCTATAATTTGTTGAGAAATTGGATTTATTACTTCATTTGATTGAGTCGTTTTTAGACTTATGACTTTTTTAAAAGACATTTTTGTTTCCTTTTATAATTATGTTTAATATATCTATTATAACTAGTGAATTATCGTAGTTATTTTAAATTGATTATACCTTTGTTCTGGTCGTGAAATCAAACGACAGGAAAATCAAGGCGATTGCCTTGATTAATCTACTTTGATTTGAACGAAATTATTCTTTTTAAAACATATTGGACATAATGTATCTAAAGAATTTTCTCTCATATATTTATATGTTTTGTGATATTTATTATCGTATTCATCATCTGTAACATCATCTGTATTTTTATCATCTACTGTTACTACTTTAGAATCTCTAAATGGATACAATTGAGTTTCCTTAAATTTATAATAACAGCTTTTACACATATATAAATCATTATTATCTTCTAAATCTATATCGGTTACCCATTCTTCCGGAATAATTATATTACGAAATCTAGAATTTGGTACGAAGTACTCAAAACTAAATTTCTGTTTCATTGCATCTCCAGAAAGATAACGATAAACACTAAAGTCATTAGGTTCTATAATATGATCAGCTATTTCATTAAACAATAAATCTGTTTTTTCATCTATTACTGTATTTTCATCACCAACTGTTTTTAATAATTCTTCTTTACTTTTTATAGTAATTTTCATTATGTTTTTTCCTTAACTAACTATATTTAAATAATCGTTTTGTATATATGTTCTAAATAATCTTACTATTTTTTCTAAATCGGTATTCTGAATAATTGATTTATAAACACCGTAATAATTATTTTGTTTTATAACATGTTCTTCGAAAATATCTCTAGAATTTTCTAAAGTATTTTTCTTACTTGATTCTAAAATTTCATCTACTATAGTAATAAAATTTTTAGTTTTATTAATTTTTTTATTAATTTCATCTAGTATTAAATCTTTTAATAAATGTATATTTTGATTATCGTAATCAAAAATATTATTTAAAAGATTTAAATTAGGAGATTTTAAATCATTTAAAATAAAACTATTATCTATAATATCATTTCCTAAACCATTAGTATGTAATGTTTTTAAAATTGGTTTTAAAATTTCGAAAGGTAGTATTTGCATAAAAAATAATATAAATTTTTTTAAAATTGTTTTTTTATCTTCTTTAATTAATGCTTTAAAACTTTCTAAATCGATATCTAAATAATTTTCATTTAAATTATCTAAAAAATCCTGTATTAAAGAATCCATTACTATTTTTAATTCTCGGTCTTGTAATTTTTCAAGATCACTTTCAAATAAATAATAATTAAAATTTTTAATATCAATACCGTGAAGATATTTTGTCTCAGACAAAATATCTTCAATAGATGGTTGAATTATGTTAGGGTTAATATCATTATCTGAAGGATCATTATTTGCATAAAATATCATTTTAAATCCTTTGTTTCTTATTAATATCTATAAAACTATTCTTATATTTTTAAGAAAACTTTAAAAAATCTTTTAGTTCAACTTCTTCATAATCACAGTATTTATCTTTTAATCTTAAAGTACCTTTATTATTATTATTTTGAAAAGCGACGTGTATCCAACCAGTTGGAAAATATTCTCCAATAAGTTCTTTATAATCTAATTCATTAATAAATTCTATAATATCATATAATTTTATTTTTTTATTATATGGTTTGAAATCGGCCGCTAAACCCTTAGCATGATTACTCGTTACAGAACTACCAATAGCTACACATAATTCTTCCGTTCTAAAACCAGAAGTTATTTTTATAGGACCAAATTTATCCCGAAGTGGTTGAAGAATATAATTTACTAAATCTTTTATATTCTGTAAATATTTTCTAGGTAAATCGTTGTTTATATTTTTTCTAAGAGCAGTGCTAGAATATAAAAATTCACTTAATGTAAAATTTTTAGATAATTTAATAGTCTTTGCTTCGTTAAATTTAATAGTATCTTTAATATCTAATTCTGTAGTGATATTAGTCATTTAAAATCCTTTAATCAGAACATTGTACTTTATAATCTTTAAACTTTTTACTTATTAGTAAAGAATTTTCATTAGGAAAAGCATAACATTCTTTTATCAGAGCTTTTGTTTCATCAAAATACTCAATTTTTTTTGTAATTTTATATGGAACTGCTATTTCATGTCTACCAATTCTTTTTAATGGTTGCTTATATCTTATATAATTTTCAACAAAAACAGTTCCGTATTCAACTGCTAGTGTTCTAGCATACGCTTCTAAACGCTTCCAAGGACCTTGATTTAATTTAGAAGATTGTACTGCTATATTACTCATTTCGTAAGCTTCCTTTAAAATCGCTTTATCGAAATCTGTTGCAGCGTCTGCCAACATATGACCTTTGTTATAAGTTGGTTGTTTTTTAAAATCAGATGAGTAATTTCTATACTTTGCAGGAATTTTTTTCTCTGATCTAAAACCTGGTCTTTTTTTAATATTGATTTTATTAACCAGATCTCCATCTAATTGATATTTTACCATTACTGGTCCCTTTAATTCATAATTGTAATAACTACTGTAATAACTTTTATGGATAACTTGATCATAAGCGTATTCTTTGTATTCTAATTGAGTTGCTAATAATGAAGTAAAACTGGCAATCACCAGTACTATAAACAACTTTATTGATTTAAATAAATTTTTTAATATTTTCATATCAATCCTTTTGTTTATAATTTTTTACTGCTTTTTCAACAGATCTTCCAACTACATAACCACCTAAACCTATTTTAAGCAAATCCCACATATCAGGTGGAATAGTTAAAGATATTCCACCATCAGTAAATAAATTTATATATGGATAAAAAATATAGTTATTTGTTATAATAAAAACGAAAGTTAACATAGTAATTGGTCGCCAATTTTTAGCCATCCAGCTTTCTGAATTAATTTCTGCCTTGATTACTTCGCCTTGTTGTTTCGCAACTTCTTTACCATAAGATTCTATACTTCTTTGCATTTTTAATTCATAATCTCGTAAACCTTCTTCTAGTTTAGCCTTTTGAGCAGGAGTTAAATTTGGTGGAAAATAAGATTTAAAAATATCTACACCACTTTGAATAATATCCGAGACGAATGGAACTGTCATAATTAATCCTTTTATGTTATTGTATTAAATCTTTGTTTAGCTGTGCTAGAATTTAGATTATGGTCAATTGTTGGTTGACCATCATGATCATAACCTAAATGAGGAGTATACTTTAGTTTAGAGCTTGGTGTATCTTTAGTTGGTGTATCTTTAGTTGGTGTATCTTTAGTTAGAGTATCTTTAGTTAGAGTATCTTTAGTTAGTGTATCTTTAGTTAGAGTATCTTTAGTTAGAGTATCTTTAGTTAGAGTATCTTTAGTTATTTTGTTATTTCTAATTGCTTTTGATTTTTTAAGCCAATCAGCTCCTTCTTTAATACTCTTACTACTATCTCTCATATTTGCAGCGATTGAATATTTTTTATCAACTGTTAACGCTTCTTCCAAAATTAATTTTTTATTTATCTTAAAACACAGCATGTGCTTCCTCCCATTAAATAAGCTATAATATTAACAATTAAAACAATTCCTAATGGTATAATAATATCAAAAATTGTTTTCTTTTTGTTGTATATTTTCATTTTTTATATTTTCCTGTCGTATATAATTTAATTCTAGAAGTAATACAATCTAAATAAAAATATTTCTATTTTAATAAAAATTAAAAACATATATACATTTTTTCCTAGTTATCTATTTTTGTTTTCTTTCTTGTTTAGCTAATACTTTGGCTATTTCTAAATCTTTTATATCATCTAATATTCTTTGTACTTCATCACTCATGTATACAAACGAAGGAATTTTTTTCCTTCTTGGATACAATTCTAAATAATATTTATTGATTTTATTCTGAATAGATTTTTTAACTTTTATTCTTTTTGGTACTTCATTTGGATGAATGTAGTAATAATCAATTTCGTCGTAAGTTTCTACATAATCTCCATTTTCTAAATAATCAGCCGTATTTCTTAAAAACTCTGGTAAACTTATAGGATGTTTTGATTCATCTGCACCAAAATATCTTTTAAAAGCATTTTCCATTTTTCCAGCAAGTGCGTTTGCCCGAAAATCTAGAAAAGTTCTAACAGTGCCTTGATTAGGTCCAGGCACTGTTGCTTTTAATTTATGTTTATGATCAAGAACCGCTTTATTCAAAGGGATTTTAAGTCCAAGTATTGGACATATTTCATTATGTTGTTTCCAAATACGTTCTTTAATCGTTAGAATATCTTTTGATTTCATATAAACTAATTTTATATTTTTATCATAATCTATTATTTCATTATTGTCTTCGTTTGGTCTCATATTTTTCCTTAAAATATCATTTTAGCTAATTGTTTTATAGCATTATCTTCTTGTTTTTTAGATACATTTGCTTCTTGATTATTAAAAGTATTAATTATTTCTTTTTTAAAATCTAGAATTTTTAAAATATTTTCGTCTATTGTGTCTTTCGTAACCATTAGAAAAGCAGTTACATCTCTCGTTTGACCAATTCTATAAGCTCTTGCAATAGCTTGATGTAATACGGCAGGATTCCACCATAAATCATATATAATTACTTTATTAGCATTATTTAATGTTATACCAGCATTACCAGCTTTTAGAGAAATTAATATAATGCTTTTTGGAAGTAATGATTCTTGAAAATCATTAATTATTTTTCCTCTTTTTCCTGATGGAGTACTTCCCTCTATTATAAAAGCATTTGGATATTTTTTCTTAAACATTTGGATAGTACTTGAAAAACTACAAAATATTATAATTTTATCATTTTCTTTAAATGATGTTATTAATTCTTTGGTTTTTTCAAATTTTGAACTTATAACGGTTCGTGCGTTTATATAATCTTTAACATATGATTCGTGTCTTAACATTTTAATATCGGATGTCAACTGTCTCATTCTCATTAAAGAAATTATAACATCATTATAATAAGATAAATTGTTATCTGATTTAGCTTTTATTAATTTATTTCCATAAAATTTTTTTATTTCATTATGTATTAATTTTTCTGATTGACTTGCAGGAATTAAAATAGTTTTATGAATTAAATCTGCTTTTAATTCATTTTTTGTTTTTATTCTTCTTAAATAAAAACCATCTATAAATTTTCTAGCTATACTTGCTAGAAAATTTTCCTGTTTACCTATCTTTTTTAATTTATTAAAGATTTGACTAAATACTGGATTTATAAAGTACATTACATTAAATAAATCCTGTACTTTATTTTCAATAGGAGTACCAGATAATAAAATAATAAATTTTTTATCTATGGTGCCTATTTTTTTATGTGCTTGAGTTTTATCGTTTTTTACCTTTTGAATTTCGTCCAAAATAAGTAAATCTGTTTTAGCTATTTTAGTACCAATAAAAGATTCATAAGAATAAATTTTAGTATTTTTTAGTAATTCCGGATAAAATAGTTTGATTTCTTTTTCCCAAACTGATATTACAGAAGCCGGACAAACAACAACGACATCTTTTAATTTTGATAGTTTCGCGAAAGCAATTGATTGTATGGTTTTACCCATACCAACATCATCTGCTAAAATAATACCTGGTGTTTTAGCATAATATTGGTTTAATAACCAAGAAACACCTTCTTCTTGATGAGGATATAAAACAGCATTGAAATTTTTGATATTTTTTACTTCTGGTAATACTATATTTTTTTTGATATTTTCTGCTTTAGTTTTTTGTTCTTTAAATTTTTTAATATCGTTACCAAGTACTAAATTTAAAATATTTTCTAAATTTTTTATGACATCATCTTTAAAAAATATATACTTATCATCGAAATAAGTTATTATGTATAAATCACCTTTGGTTCCTTTATCTATTAATTTTTCATATATTCCTTTGTATGTTTGAGTCAGTGTATTTTTAATTACAGGGAATTTGTATTTAATTATAGTTTGATGATCTGAACCTAAACGAGATTCAAATCTTAAATCAACAGGTAACGTTTGTAATAAATTTTTAATATTATTTATGGTCGTTGTATGTCCAGAAAATAAATTTTTAGTTTTAGCATGTATATTAGATTGAATAAATTTTAATAAATTTTCATCTGGTTTTAGAATTTTTTTAAATTTTAAATCAATTGCTCCAATATTATTATATATAGATTCAGTATAATATTGATTAGAAGAATATTTTAATCCAACGAAGTTTAAGTTAATATTTTTAAAATCGTTTTCATTTTCTAATCTAGTTGACGATATTAATAATAATTTTGGGGCTCTAATATCTATATTTGGAAGCTTTTTTTTATCTGAAGCATAATCAACGAATGCTTTATCAATTTCTTTAATATATCTTTTAGGATTGCCTCTAAAAAATTTATCATCGGATGCCAAAACATTATCGATTAAAAATTGTTTTCTATTCTTTAATATACTTGCGCTATTATTTACTTTTCTATTTACTTTTCTTGTTGTACCAGAGTCTCCTATTGAATCTAGAAAGGTTTCTTCTAGAAGTGCTTTTTTATTTATATTCTTCATCATAATTTATTTATTACCCTCATATCTAATGCGTAAGAATCTCCACTTGGATTAGTAAAAAAACTTTTTTTAACTTCGATCGTTAAATCCAATCCACTACCAATACCATCCATTACTCCATCATTACCAAATGAATAAGGAGCACTATGTAAAATAAGATATTTTTCTGGATCTAAAACTATTCCAAAATGAGCAGCATTTCCAACAATATTAGATGAAATTAAATTATTACCATCGAAATTAGTATGTAATCTTTTTCCATTTATTTTTTTAATATCCGGTTCCCACCAAAATAAAATAACAGTTCCTTTTTTTACATCTTTTATATTTTTCTTAGTAATTTTAATAGGTTTTCCAAATTTTAAATAACCCTTTAAAAATGTTTCGCTATTTGCTTTATATTTATTAATTAAATTTTCTTTACCTATTAATTTTAGTATTGATGTTAAGCAGGTGTCCGTCATATTCGTTTCCCCGTTTATTCTTTTCGATTGTTTAAATGTGGCTTCATTTAATATTTTTTTAGAATCTTTACTAAAATATTCTTTAATAAACTTATCTAGTTTAGTTGGGATTATCGTCGCGAAAAATTTACTTATTGAATCTAGAAAGGCTTCTTCTAGAAGTGCTTTTTTATTTATATTTATTATCATTATTTTTTCCTTAATTAATAGTATATCCATTTAGATAACGAGTTAGTTATCTAGTACTATCTATAAAATTTATATCTTTAAGAGGTATCTTATCTAAGCTTTTATAAGATTTACTTCTTGCTCTATGAGTACTTATATAAAATCCTTGTTTATCTTTTTTACAAGTAAAACCCATTTTCTTTTTAATACCTTTACATGGTATTGAATTATCATAGTATTCAGATTCATATATTGGACCTGCTTTGGCTTCCAGTATTAATCTTTTATTTATTTTTAATATCATAAATATTGTCCTTTATATGAAACTCGGTTTTGAATTTTTTTCTATGTAATATTTTCTTGCCTGTACTGCTCCAGTCGCAGCACCAGCAGATATACCTATACCAGCACCTGTCCAAGGACTACCAACAACATCACCTATTAAAGCACCTGCTGTTAAACCAGCTAAACCAGTTCCTAATGTATAACCAAAAGCTTTTCCATGACTTTGAGGATCTTTTAGGTTTTGCATTGCTAATAAAATTCTTTTTTTATTAATTACTTCATTGTTTTTCATTTGGGTCCTTGTATATACTTTTTTCTTTAAATACTTTTCTATGTGCTTGTGGTAATTTTTCTAATAATTTATCTGCGCCTATCCAAGCAGCAGCGATCGCTGGAACAGTCGCTCCAAAATCAGCTGATTGTGAACCAGGTTCTAATTCAAGTTCTGGATAAGCCTCAGCAGCCATTTCATGAGCTTTTAAACCGCCCGCGTAAACTAAACCACCTAAAGTTCCTTTAATAGCTAACATACTTCCCATACGAATAGCTAAATCTTGAGACAATGCCAAATCGGTTTTCTTTAAATCGTTTTTAATTAAATCAGGGTTTGAATAACTCTGAATCGCTGATTTAGGCAAAACAGAATCATGAAAACCTTTATTAACTCCAGTCATAAAACCAGAATTATTATAAGAAGCTTCTTCTAAAATTACTTTTTTATTTATATTTAATATCATTTAATTACCTTTTACCTCGTTTAGGTACCTTGTTTTATTTTGACTAACTTTCAGAAATTCTTTTCTTGTTTTAGTTTCGATGCTCTCTTGATCAGGAGAAACCAAGATATTTAATCTTGGTTCTGTTAAAGCATATTTACAACTTTTAAAAAAATCATTTGCTTTTAAATATTGTTTATTTTCTCTTTCAGTATGTTCTTTAATTTTTAAAGAAACTCCATAATTTAAGTTAAATTCAATTTCCAATTCTTCTTCTAAACTTAATTCTAATAATTCTTGCATAATTCTTCCTTATAAATTTGGTTGTATCATAGCACCTATAAAATAAGTACTTATTAATTTTTTAGCTTTAGATTGTTTTTCAGTTTCATCTGTTAAATCTAATTCTTCTTGGCTTGGCATTTTTCCAGTTCTTAAAATACTATTATTTAATTTGGTACTTGCTGCTATATTATCTGCTTTCATATAATGTAATTCTTTTAATAAAGAAGTGCTCTTTTTAAAACTAAGACCAAACATATCATACAGTCCTATTTTTACTGAACCATTTCCATCTTTAGTACCAGAACGTCCTTGACCAGTTATTGTAGATTTTTTAACATTAACCGACCCTCTAACATTAGCCATAAATTGTGGTATATGTTCTAATACAGCTATTGGAGCTATTCCGACTGGTACTTCTCGTTCTGTAAGTACACCATCTTCTTCCATAATTTTTACTTTTTCATTTAATGGTATTTTTAAATAAGCAGCCGCCGCTTTAATATCTTTCATTAATAGTTTATTCTTAAATGGTGTTACAAGTATTGGAAATGCTGGTCTTTGTAAAGGATGAGCATTCTTAACTATATTTATAATTTCATTATGATTTCGTGATTTAAAAAAAGCTTTAATTGAATTAACCATATCCAATTCTGGAGTTTTATCTAATAACGTAAACATAGTTACTAATAATTCTTCTGCTTTTTGAAACTGAGAAGATAATATTAATTCTTGAACTTTTAGATTCATATAATAAGTTATTTTTCCTAGGTAAATACTTAAGACAACTGATATATTTTTACGAGAAATATTTGACATTGGGGTTGGTAAAAATTCTACCTTTAAACCAGTTTTTTCTGCTATTGGTTCCATTCCTTCTGGTATTCTATACTGGACTGTTCCTTTACCACCTGAACTACCAAGTAAAGTAAACTTAGATCCATTTTGAATAGGATTTGGATACTCTATAAATAATTCTATAATTGTTCCATCGTACACTTCATTATTTAATTTATGATTTCCAATAACAGCAGATTTTAAATTATTTATTTGGTCTTGACAATCCATTTTTTTAACAGGATCTACTAATTTTCTACAGTTCTCCATTTTTTTAGATAACTCTTTATTTAATTTTTTCCATTGTATTAATAATTGAGAATCTATACTTTGAGAATTTATTAAAATATTAATATTCTTTATTTTTCCACCTGGTGATAAATATTTAATATTTCCATTTTCATATGAACGGCCAGTTCCTATATCTGTTCCATCTGTTGCCTCGCCTTGAGTAGTTTCATTAGCATCTAGAATCAAACTTTCAATATTTTCATTTTTAGTATTTGTATACTCTATTAAGGTTTCACCTGGTTTAGTATCTTTATTCAATTCTATTTTATAATCCAATAGTCTTGCTTCTCTATCTATTGGTATAACAACTCTTTTTAGTAAAGTACTTTTGAATTTTTTTCCTATTGAATCGGCTACTGCCCAACCATCTTCATAATTCATTCCTCTATAAGACATTAAAGCGATTACTAGATTTTTACCAACCGCTAATTTACCCGTCTTTAATGAAGAAGTTGTTGCTAAGAGTTGACCCTTTTTAACATTTTCTCCTTTTTTAACTAAGGGTGTTAATTTTAAAGGTAGATATACACCACGAGAAGTTCTTGAAATAATATCATCTAAGTTAAAGAAATCATCTTCTCCTTTTTTATAACTTACATTAAGTTCATTATCTACTCTAATGATTTTTCCATCTTCTTTTGCTTTAATTGCAAATCTATCAGATACTAAATGTGGTACCATACTTTCCATACCAGTTTGTATTAATGGTTCATCTGGATGTTCTATTTGAGCAAACTGCGAAACTTGTTGGTTTCCCATGATACGTCTAGTTGTATCATCGTATTCATAAAACGGACTTAATGAATCGGTTGCGCTTAGCATATCCAAGCCATTGATATCATTATTAAATGGTCGTACCAAAACATTACCAAATCTATCTTTAATAATAGCTTTATTACTAAGTGTTTGATTTAGTCCAATACCACCGTACTCATTTGTAGTAGTTGGACTAATTGTCCCAAAATAACTTTTATTAATATCTCTTCTTGATAAAACGATTTGGTCTTTCTTAGGATTACCTACACCAGTCTTAGTAATTTTATTACTAAGTGTTAATTCTGCTAAGGGGTTAATATTTTGAGTATATTGTAACATTCCCGAAGCTTGTAATTCTTTTGAAATAAAATTTTTATCAATGTCCAGTTTAATATTATATCGTCCACTATTATTTTTCATATGAGATATACCCTGTTGAAGTACCTTATATGCTAAATGAGTAATACTTTCTGACATACGAATACGAACATTATCTAAACTATTAATACTTTGTATTTTTCCATTTATAATTTTATCTGGCATGAATTTACCAAATACCTCAAAAAATTCTGAAGGATCCCCTTTAGCAGCAAGAACCTTTTTAGTAGTAATATCTATAAAGTTTTTCTCAGCATTCTTAAGATTTAGATATTTGCTTAACGAATAATACTTTTTAAAAAAGTTTTCCATAGTTTTTGGATTATCTAACATCTTTTCATCTATTGGAAATAGTCTTGTGTTTTCTTTACGTATTCCATTTATTAAATATTCTTCAAATGTATCTTTAGCAAATATATTTAGAAAACCTGCATTTTTATCCTGAGTAATTTTAACATTTAAAAAAGCATGTCTATCTTTAGTACGACTTTTAGTATAATTTATACCATAGTACTTTAAAGTTCCAAGAATACCTTTATGTACGAAAAATAATAAAACCAGTGGAAAATTACTAGCAAACATTCTTAAGTTAAAATAAACAACACTTGTTTTATTTTTTTTATCAATTCTATCTGAATTAGTTTTTGCTTTAGCTATTTTATTATATAATCCAATTAAAAAATTATTTAACTGATCTTTTGGAAAAGTTTTAATATCATCATCTTGAGTAAAGTATTGAATTTCATCGTCTTTAGAAGTTAAAAAAGCATATTCTATTAATTCTCCGGCCTCATTATGTTTTTCATAAAATTGTAATTTACCGTTCTTTTCGTTGTTAAAATCTATCTTTATTTTTGCATTCATCTGTTAAAAACCTTTTTAATTAATTAATATTTAGTTCATGTTATTATTTAGTAGCTTTTAAAATGCTTTTAAAAACCAAATAACTATTGGTAGTGCGTGGTACTCTTAGTTATCTCTAAAATAGATAACTATTAATAGTTGAAGAATTTTATAACAAGTATTAATATAATCTTAACAAGGGTGTTTAAAGCCCTAAAAATAGGGCTTTGGTATTCTTAAAAATACTAAGATTTCTAAAATCAATGTAAGGTCTAAATATTTTTCTTGAAATAACTATTGGTAGTACGTGGTACTCTTAGTTATCTCTAAAATAGTTATCTCCAAAATAGTTGAAGAATTTTATAACAAGTCTTAATATAATCTTAACGAGGTTGTTTAAAGCCCTAAAAATAGGGCTTTGGTATTCTTGAAAATACTAAGATTTCAAAAATCAATGTAAGGTCTAAATATTTTTCTCGAAATAGCTAAAGGTGGTATGTTAGTTATAACTATTAATAGTTATCTCCAAAATAGTTATTTACTTTAAAATAACTTTAGTTCTAATAGATATTTTTCTTATATTGAATTTAAAGGAAAAAATATGCAAGAAATAGATGAGATAAATAGATTACATAAGTTTGAAACATTTGAAGAAATAGAAAAAATTCTTCAAAGGAAATTGGACAATTATACTCAAGTTACTAAGGAAGATTTTTGGTCTTATAATCATTGGGACTTTAAAGATATGAAAAAAGGTATTAATTTAATGGTTACTGCTATGGCTTCTGGAAATAAATTAAATTTTGTTTGTGATTGTGATTGTGACGGAGCTTTTACATATTATCTACTTTATAAATATTTTTCTAAGTATTTATCATATTCTAATATTGAATTTATCGTTACTAATAGAAAAGATGGTTATGGTTTTCTCCCAAAACACGTTCTTGATAGAACGGTTCAAAAAGGCGATTTATTTATAACAACGGATAACGGAATTACTAATAAAGAAGGAGTTGAATATGCTTTGAGAGCTGGAGCAAATGTAATTATTAACGATCATCACACTCCGGATTATGAGAAAGTTTGGCCGTTATGGCACTCTCATAAACCAGAAGAAGAATCTAGAGTTGCGATTATAGATCCTTGTCAAACCGATTGTCCTTTTGGTAAAAAAGACATGAATATTTCAGGAACCGTTGTTTTATATTATATGTTACAAGCTCTTTCTGAAACTTATAAATTGCCTTGTTTTGGTGAAGAATTATATGAATCTTTTTTACCAGGTTTAGCCATAACTACTATTTCTGACGTTATGAAAGTTAATCATGGGTTAAGTAGATACTTTGTAAAAGATTTTTTTAACAATGGAAAATATAAAAATACTGAAGATCAATTCTTTAAAACATTTTTAAAAGAAAAAGATTTATTAACTAAAGAACCAGTTGCTGAAGATATTGCTTTTGGTTTTTCTCCATTAATTAATGCTACTAATAGAATAACTACTATAGATGATTCTATTAATTTTTTAATTCAAACTGATCAGACTAATTCATTAGAATGGTGGAATTATATATCTAGTATAAATGATACTAGAAAAGAAAAACAACAAAAATTATTGGATTATGTCGAATACAGATTCAAAGATTATTTACCTAATAAGACAAATAATTATAAATTTATAATGATACCGGGACAATTTAATCAAGAAGCTAAAGGTTTACTTGGAATAGTTGCTGGTAGATTAAGCGATAAATATAAAGTACCCTGTATCGTATTAAACTTAAACGAAGAGAAAACTGCTTACAGTGGTTCCGGAAGAAGTGTTGGTACTATTAATATTCTCGAACAATTTAGAAAACCTGGTATTAATAAATTTTTAACTCATGTCGGAGGACATAAGCAAGCTTTAGGTCTAGGCATTAAATTTAACGATCTTGAAGAATTTTTCTTAGAAGTTCAAAAAGAATTTGCTTCTTTACCAAGTAATCAATTCATGTCTCGTAAAAAGGCTACTGGATTTATAGATATAAAACATATTAATGAAGATTTAATTACAATGTTGGATAAGTTTGAACCGTACGGTCATTGGTTTTATAAACCAGATTTTGTTACAAAAGCAACTATAAAAACAAGTACCGAAATAGGAAAACAAAAAAATCATTTAAGTATGACAATCCAAGACGATAATAAATTGTTAACTTTTAAAGCTTTAAATTTCTTTCATGAATATAAACCTGAAAAAGGAGATCAAGTATATTTATTTTTTAAACCTGAATTTGAAACATTCAGAGGAAGTACAAAAATAGTCCTTAAAGTTTCTAAGGTGATTCCTATTAATGTCTAAACGATTATCTTTAGATAAAGTTCTCTATGATTTTAAAAAAATTCATGGAGATAAATACGATTATTCAAAAGTAGTTTATATTAAAAATTTAAAAGAAGTTGAAATAATTTGTAAAGAACACGGTAGTTTTTGGCAAACACCTAGTAATCATAAACTAGGTTCTGGATGCTCCAAATGCAAAAGATTATCTTTAAAAGAAGTTATTTTAAGATTTAAAAAAATTCATGGAGATAAATACGATTATTCAAAAGTAGTTTATAAAAATACAAATACTAAAATAAATATAATTTGTCCAAAACATGGAAACTTTTTACAATTCCCATATAATCATTTTTTAAAAGGTTGTCCTAAATGTTCAAATAATATTATAAAAACTCAAGATGAACATATTTATGATTTTAAAAAAATTCATGGAGATAAATATGATTATTCAAAAGTAGTTTATAAAAATACAAATACTAAAATAAATATAATTTGTCCAAAACATGGGGAGTTTTTACAATCTCCAAGTATGCATAAAAGAGGAAATGGTTGTCCTAAATGTAAAGAATCTAAAGGGGAAAGAAAAATAAGAGAATATCTAGAAAAAAATAATATAGAATACATTCAGGAATATATTCTATTTGATCAGTTTCGCTTTGATTTTTATTTAAAAGATATTAATACTGTAATAGAATATGATGGTAAACAACATTTTGAAAGTATAGAATTTTTTGGAGGAGAGGATGCCTTAATAAAAACACAAGAACGTGATAAAATAAAGAATGATTATTGTATTAAAAATAATATACCTATAATTAGAATTCCGTACACAGAATTCAAAAATATAAATATAATTTTAAAAGAAAAAATTTAAGTATAGATATCCTCAGCAAAATCCATAGAGAAACTATAATATTTAACTTTAAAATAAGTCATGATAAGTATAGATATTTTATAAACAGTGAAGGTTAAAGAATTGAAAAATTTTTTAATCTTCTAACTTAAAATAAAAAGGATATGTTATGGGTGCAATAGACATGACTTAACAATTAGAGGATTTGTAATTAAATACTCTTTATTTTTAAACTTAATTAAAAAGGAAATACTATGAAAAAAACAATAGAAGCTGATTTAGAAATGGTAAAAATGTTAGATGAAGTTTGTCCAAATTTTTTAAAAAAAATGGATTATATGTTAGTATTAAAATGTGACAATATTGGGTGTGGTTATATTTCACCAAAAGACAAGTTTGAAAAATTTAAAGTTGGGCAAAAATGTCCTGATTGTGGTAGCGATATGCTAACGCAAAAAGATTATAACGATCTTAAAAAACTTATAGAGGATGTTTAAATGTATCAAATTAAAAAAAATGATAACGTATTAATTGCTTATCATAGAGATATGGATGGATTTGCTAGCGAAGTAGCTATTAAATCATTAGGTGCTTTCAATGGGGAATTTCAAAGTTTTAGCGTTCAATATAATGAATGGTTTTTAAATAATAAAAATTCATTTATGGATTATTTAACAGAAAAAGAACTTGTTGATAACAATATATTGTTTATTGTTGATTTTTCCTTTGGTAAGGATTTAACAATTGAACTTAGTAAAGTTTTTGATCAGATTATTATTATTGATCATCATAAAACTACTAAAGAAATTTTGAATGATCAGGATATTAAAGATATCAAAAATATAGAAATGTATTTTGATATGGATAAATCCGGTGCGACGATGTGTTGGGATTATGCTCAAGAAATCCATAAATCTTTTGGTATTGATTTAGATAATGTATTTCAAAGAAACTATTTTCAATATGTTCAAGATAGAGATCTTTTGACTTGGAAATTAAAAAATTCTAAAGAGTTTTCAGAAGGATTAAACCATTTAATGAACCTTGAAAAAGATATTTCTAGACCGGAAGCATTTAGAAATATAATTAATAAACACACCATACCAGAAATAATTGATACTGGTAAATTGTTAGTACTTTGTACTAACAATTTACCAGACGTTTCTAAAATCGCTATTGACTCTGATGGTGGTGGTCATAAAAAGGCAGGTGGTTTTCAAATGGGATTAAAATTTAAAATAGGATTAAATTTTCAAATAGGATTAAAATTTAAAATAGGATTAAATTTCCTGATTGATTTCAAAGGATCTCTATGGAAGTAAAAATTTTTATTGGTAATAATAAATATATTACTTTTAATGAAAGAAAATATAAACTATTGGTTAAGGAATATGATAATGCTCTTTTAAATAATAAAGAAAGTATTATTTTTGAAAACGAGGTCCTATTATGTAATTTTATTAAATACATGATAGAAGCAATACAATTAAATATAAAGGTAAGTTAATGTTTGGATACAGTATTATAAAAGATGAAGAATTAGTTAAGTTAAATAAATATAAATTTTTTATTGATTCGTTACGTGATGAACTAGAAAATAATGAACCTGAAAAATTAGTAGTTTATAATTATTTATTACCAGAAGTGGTAGTTAAAAGAACTAAAGAGGAATTAGCTAAAACATTTCCAGATGAAGAAAATGATATTAAATTAATTTCATTTAGATTATTTGATTATTTTATAGCTTCTAGAAGTTATAATAAGTTAAGTATGTTTGATAAAAAAGCTGATATATTATGGCATATCTTTTTATTAGATACAAAGGCTTATATGAATTTTTGCTTTACTTATTTTGAAGAATACATTCATCATGTCCCGTTTATAAATGATGAACTATTAACGGAAACAGTTAAAAAAGATATAGCAAAAAGAATTGTAAATTCAAACAAAGAGTATTTAGTTACTAAGTCTCCAAGAGCAGTTCCAAAAAATAGTTCGGTTAATGAAAGATATGATTCATCAACACCATATTTTTTGTATGATACTTATTCTCCTGCTACATCTGAAAGTTCTAGTGGTTCTAGTGGTTCTAGTGGTTCTAGTGGTTCTAGTGGTTCTAGTGGTTCTAGTGGTTCTAGTAGTTCATGTAGTTCATGTAGTTCATGTAGTTCATGTAGTTCTTAAAGTAATAAAATGATATTACAATTATATTATAACAATACAGTGGAAGCCGAAACAGCCCAATTACTACACGAAGTAAATAAAGTAATTATCTCCTTTAACGAAGGAGATAATTGTATAACAATACAATTACCTTATGTTATAGGTAAATCAATTTCTTTTGTTTATAATGATTTTTTAAATAAGGCTTATAACGAACCAAAATTTATTAGTCCAAGAATGAAACCAAAAGTTGATTTAATACAGCCTCCAATTCATTATAAAGTATATAATAAAGATTTGAATTTATTTGAAAGAGGAGATTAATGTAAAAAATGAAAGTTTATGATTTAACAGAAGAAGATGATACTGAGTTTAAATTATCATTTACTTCAAGTAAAGTAACAATAGAAGCTATTAAAAACACTTTGGATAGATTTTATTTAAATGATAAATGTTTAGAAAGAAACTATCCAAAGATACCAGCAAGTAGATTAAATTTAGTATTTGATTTAAATAAAAGAGCTTTAGAAAAGTTAATAATAGGATTGATTGTAGATAAACACGAAAGTATAAATAATTCTAGTACAAAACATTCTAAAATATATTTAGATATTATTTAAAGGAAAACGATGTGTCAAATTATAATTAGAGAATATAATAAAAAAAATGGTCAAGCTTTACTTAGAAAAGATTTAGAAAATATAAAAGATTTTGAAAAATTACTAAGTATAAAAGGTGGTGGTTTGGGTCAGAAGGAAGGCTATTCAATAAGCATATTGAATAGCTCTAGTTTATCAGATATACATATTTCTAAAAATTCATTTATCGAATTATATGATGCTTTAAGTTCTATACTTAATAAATTCATGAAAGAATTAAATAAATTAAAATATAAACCAAAACTAGTTTTATGTTTATTTAGCAGACAGCGACCAGAAATGGAAAAAAAGGTTATTAATATAAGTCCATATTTTAATAATTATATGGATTGTATTTATTTTGTACATGGAACCATTTCTAATGATAAACAATTATCAAAATCTTTAAATAGAAGGATTTCCGTTGATACGGAAATATTTGCTCATTTAAGAAAACAGGATTTTGAAAAGTTAAAAGGTTTGTATAGCTATATCGAAATAGATCATAAATTAAATATAAAAATGATTGATCGAGGGATGGGTAAATACATAGAAGAAAAAGAAGATATAACTACTTATAGTACCACCAATATTTTTTCTAGGGAAGGGTTAGGGATATCTATGGTTCCAAGAAAAAAGGAATTAAAAAATAAACATATAATTTTAAAAATTGCTTTTAGTGGCGGTATGGATTCAGTATTAAATACTTATAAAATATTCTCAGATCTTGAAAAAAAGCTATCGGAATTAACTAACTTTAATATTGAAGTTGAATTAATTTATTTTGAGTACGGTTGTAATGCAGAAAATGAAGAATTAAACGCTTCTCATGCTTTTATGTCTTATTTGAAACATAAGGATATTTTTAAATCTTTAAATATAAACCAATACGAAGAAAATCTTGAAAGAGTTGTTGTTGGTATATCATCTATAGCTGGAGAAGCTTCTAAATTATTAGATACAAATGCTTTTGGAGATATAGTAGAAACGGAAAGTACAAGTGCTTATGTACCTTTTAGAAATTCATTAATGGTCCAAACTTTAATTGCTCAAGCTCAAAAAGAATTTGATAATATAGAAGTTTCATCTAACGATCATTTAATTATGGTTGGTTTAGGTTTAAATTTAAGTGATGGTCAGGTATATGGAGATAATAATATCGCTTGGTTGGAAAATATAGAAAAGATGTGTAAGTATGGTGGTAAAAGATACGGTAATATTAAATTACTTAGTCCATATATAAATCGTACTAAGACTAATATGATCAGAGAATTTAAAAGTGAATTTGGTAAAGAAATTCTTAATGAATTATTAGATATTTCTTTTAGTTGTTATTATCCAAAAGATGGTAAAGCATGTGGTAGTTGTGGTAGCTGTATATTAAGAGAAAAAGCTATAAATGGATAAAGAAGAAAGATGATAATAATGGGTTTAGTTATTATCTGAGTTGTAAAAAATAACCAAAAAAAGATATAGATAAATTAAAAATTAACCAAGGAGTTAATATGAGAATAAAAGTAATCGATATTATAAATAGTATTCCTGCTATTATAGATGAAGAAAATACATCACCGGATGCATTTATATGTCCTATATGTGACGAAGTAACAATTGAGGGTAAAGGTATAACTCAATCTAACTACAATAGATTTGAAATTATGAGGGTAATAAAACATACTGAAAATTGTATGTATATAAAAGCGATAGAAGATATTTAATGAGGTTTTGCAATAAAAAATTATTGGAACATTGTAATAATAGAATATTAAAAATAGATAATTAAGGAATGAGATTAATGAATAAAGTAAGTTTAGTAAAAGTAAAGAAGTTTGATAGTGTTAAAAGTAAAGAAGTTATTTCTAAAACATTATGGTTATTTGAAGATAAAGTAATTTCAAAATCATTTGATAAATATTTTAACGGTACTGAAGAAATAAACAATCCTATTATAAAAGATTTGGATTTAAAATGTTTATTTAAAGCAGTTACTAATATTAAAAATATAAAAGAAGTTTCTTTAAAACAATATAAGATTACTCCAAGATTTGGTAAATCATTTGAATTTTATACTTGTTCTGATTATCAAAAACTTAATGATTTTAAATTTATTAAAACAATTGAATTTAAAAATTTATTAGATATTTTAAAAAATAAACTTTATAAATAAAGGATTTTCATGCAATTTGATATAGAACATATTTCTGTAATTGGTGATTTAGAATTTGGTTTAAAGATTAATATAAACGAAGGAGTTTCTAATCCAATGATTGTAACTACTCATTTTGGAGTGCTCGATGATAGAGATAAACGTATATTTGTAATGGGTTTTTTTAAAATAATAATTAGAAAAAAACATCAACCAGATATTAATTTCGCGTAAAAGGATAAAAAATGGATAAGTTAGAATTAGTAAATAATTTACTACTAGTAGCAAAACAATTGGTTAACAATGAAGGAGCTTGGGATAAAATATTAGATGATCTTCCAATTGCTTTTGATGATAAAGAACAATTAGAAGAGGAGATTAACAAAAATGATTATTTATCAAGAGAAGACTTTATCGACGAAGATAATAAGTGAATTGATCTAAAAAGTAACTTTATAGATTTCGATGATCGAATTAAAAGAAGTTCTTTATATTTTAGATTATGATAAAATTGAATTAGTGGTATCTAAAAACAATATTGTTGTATTAGAATGGAATGAATATTTAAAAAAAGATATTTTAGAATTAAAATAAAAAAGGTGTTATATGCAAATAGATAATAGAGCTTGGTTTATGAAACATAAACCAACAACGATAGACGAATTAGTTTTTCCAAATATTTTAAATGGAAATAAAGTAAAACCAGAAGATATTAAAAATATATTCCAAGAGATCGTAGCAAAACAATTTCTTGGTGGGAATCTTTTAAATTATGGTCCAGGTGGTTTTGGAAAATCTAGTACAGCTGATGTTATTATAAAAAGTATAATCAAAGAACCTAAAGATTTTCATAGACTAGGAAAAGGTGTTGATGCGATAGATACTTTAAAGGCTTGGTTAGTATCTAAACCAGGAAGAAGTAATCAAAAAATAGTACTAATTGAAGAAGCCGATAAATTAAGTCCTCAAGCTCAAAATATGTTAAAAGATGGTTTAATGGAAAAATATCAAGGGTATGTTTCTTTTATAGCAAATACCAACCATCCACATAAATTAGATCCTGCTTTAAGAACAAGATTTAATTATCAATTAAATTTTAAAGAAATTCAGCCAGAAGAAACTTTCTTTTATATTACAAAGATTCTTGATAAGGAAACAATTACTTATGATAGAGATCAGTTATGGGAATTTATATGTAAACATATTTCTAAAGGTTTAAGGGTTCTTTTAAATAATATTGAAATTAATATTAAAGATAATATTCTTACTACTATTTCAGAACTTCAGAGTTCTAGTAACAATGAAGATTATATTTTAGATTTATTAAAATATTTAATTCAATATGCTGATACACAAACGGTAGAAAATTTATCTAAAATATTAACTAATGTTGATAATGATCCAAATTTTGCGCAGTACTATAAAGCAATTCTGGATACAACAAAAACTGATTTAAATTTAGATTACGATTATATTTTTAATGCTTTATTAGAAGAAAATTTTAGTATTGATATTAAAAATATATTAATAGAAAATTATCAAGATATAGATAATAAAAAATTTCCTAATTTACATTTAGTAAGTACAATAGGAAAATTATTATTAAATACTCATAACCGTAAAGGTGGAATACCAAAGGAGTAATCCTTTGGTATTCTCCTGTCGTTAAAAGGACGAATATGAAAGAAACTTTTTATTTTTTGGACTGGGTTGAGGAACAGGGACTTAATAGAAAATTATGGTTAAAAAATATGCTACCAGATTACAATAGTTTTACTGAAGATATATTAGAAGATCATATAGAAATTAATTTATTTAATTTCGACGAAGTCGTACCATCTGAAAATTATATAGCTTATTCCTTTTTATGGAATAAAAATATTCTTGGATGTACTAATTTCGAAATTAATACATTGGATGATATTTGGATGAATTATGTTCGTAATAACAGTGATATATATAATTTTAAATTATGTCCTCAACATGAATTATTATTATTTAGAAAGTTAAATAATACTTCTATACTATTTGAAGGAGATTAAATGAAAAAAATTATATATTTTTTAGATTGGCTAGAGAAAATAATTTTAATTCACAATTATGGTTGGAAAATATGAGACCAGAAAATCAAAGTAACTTATCATCCATACAGGAATTTGAAAATTTGATTAATGAGTGGTATAAAATATGCAATGATCCTTCCAATATTAAATTTTCAAAAGATACTATAAAAGATTTTAAAATAGTCGGAAATGAAAAACTAATTAAATTCGAGGGAGATTAAATGAAAAAAATTATATATTTTTTAGATTGGCTAGAGGAAAATAATTTTAATTCGCAATTATGGTTGGAAAATATGAGACCAGAAAATCAAAGATGGTCCTTAAAAAAACCTTTTGAATCAATTGAGGAATTTATTAAAACTTTTAGGAATAGTAATTGGGTTTGGAAATCCTTTCTTTTCAATCAAAGTAACTTAGCATCCATACAGGAATTTGAAAATTTGATTAATGAGTGGTATAAAATATGCAATAATCATTCCAATATTAAATTTTCAAAAGATACTATAAAAGATTTTAAAATAGTCGGAAATGAAAATTTAAAAATAAAGTTTGAAGGTGATTAAATGAAAAAAATTATATATTTTTTAGATTGGCTAGAGGAAAATAATTTTAATTCACAATTATGGTTGGAAAATATGAGACCAGAAAATCAAAAATGGTCATCAAAAAAACCGTTTGAATCAATCGATGAATTTATTAAAACTTTTAGGAATAGTAATTGGGTTGGGTGCTCCTTTCGTTTCAATCAAAGTAACTTAGCAGCCAGATGGGAATTTGAAAATTTGATTAATGAGTGGTATAAAATATGCAATAATCATTCCAATATTAAATTTTCAAAAGATAATATAAAAGATTTTAAAATAGTCGGAAATGAAAAACTAATTAAAATAGTCGGAAATGAAAAACTAATTAAATTCGAGGGAGATTAAATGAAAAAAACTGAAAATAATGAAATTCTTTATTTCTTAGACTGGTTAAAAGAAGACGGTATTAATGTTAATGAATGGTTAGAAAATATGAGACCAGAAAATCAAAAATTAGGTGATATTTTATATCAAACCGCCGATGAATTTATAGAACGAACTGAGGTTCGGTTGTATGTATTAAATGCTTTTCTATGGTTGGCTACCATAGTAAATAGAAGACATATTTTAATAAGTGGTGCATTATTAGATAATTTACATGATCGATGGAAAAAATTAGTAAACGATAATCGAGGTGAGCTTACAATTATATTTTCAAAAGAAAAAATAATAGATTTTAAAATAGTCGAAGATGAAAAACTAATTAAATTCGAGGGAGATTAAATGAAAAGTATCAAAAGTACTTTAGAATAACATATCATGTGTATAGATATTTTATAATCAGAAAAGAAAGAGTAATATGAAATACGATTATTCATTCGGATTTCCGGTCAGGCATAGAGCACTATGGTAGGACCATTTGGGAATTAACATATCAAGAATCAGTACTTAGAGATAAGTACGACGGTAATTGTTGATAGAGTTGGTTAACCAAATGGCTTAGCTTAGTTCCTCAAAGCAAGGCGCGGGATCATTTTTTTCAACGAAAATAATAAAAGGAGTTAATAAATGAAAATTTTTTTTGAAGAATTTATTGAAAATGAAAGTAGTTTGGGTATTCAGAATTTAATAAAGGAATACCTGGAATTAAGTAATTATCAATTAAATGAGCTTGGTTTTTATGCAAAGGATCATACTTCATCGGAAGTAGCAAAAAACATAAATAAATATATTGAAATAACCAAACCGGCGGATTGGTTATTATATTTATTTGACTGGTCTAATAACTATTTACACAAAGATTTTGAAACTTGGAGAAATATCCACGATGATTGGTGTCATATTATTTATAATTATAATCCGAAAGATATTTATTTTTTTAAAGATAAAATAAAAGAAGAACCAGTAATAATTTTTGAAGGAGATTAAATGAAAATATTATATTTGGAAGATTATATACCAAAAGAAGATAATATAGATGAGTACATATATAGAGGTTTTAATCAACAAAACACCGAGTGGTTTATTAAAAAAATAAATGAAAATACTTTAAAAAAATTTATCCAAGTTTATGAAAATACTATCGAAACAAAATCTTTTTTAAGAGACTTATTTGAATGGGCAGATTATGATTCTAGTATTAGTTTTTTAACAATGTATCAAAATATAACAAAAGATATTTTAAATGCAAATTGTAAAACCAAAATGAAATTTAAAAGAATACGAGAAAAAAAAGAAACCCCTTTAATAAATTTTGAATAACTATTTTGGAGATAACTAAGAGTACCACGCACTACCAATAGTTATTTCAAGAAAAATATTTAGACCTTACATTGATTTTTGAAATCTTAGTATTTTCAAGAATACCAAAGCCCTAAAAATAGGGCTTTAAACACCCTTGTTAAGATTATATTAAGACTTGTTATAAAATTCTTCAACTATTAATAGTTATCTATTTTAGAGATAA